ATAAACAAATGAATATATTTTTCTTAGATGAAACACCATACAAATCAGCAGAATATTTGTGTGATAAACATGTACCTAAAATGATATTAGAATCAGCACAGATGTTATCTACTGCTGTTCAAAGATATACAGGTAGAATAGAAGAACTATACAAACCTGCATACCCTAATCATCCTATGACTAAATGGGTAGGAGATTGTCGAGACAACTTTGAATGGGCAATGAGAAATGCTCATGGTATCCACGAAGAATATGTATCAAGATATTCTAAAGTACATAAATCTTCTAACATTTTAAATATTATTTGGAATGATAATTTAAAGAAAGAAATACCAGAAGGAAAGATAACAACACCACCTCAATGTATGCCGGATGAATACAAAGATAAAGATTATGTGACAGCTTATAGAAAGTATTATCGAGGGGCGAAAGAATACTTTGCTAAATGGGAGAAGGGAAGGAGTGTACCAGAATGGTGGACATAAAAAAGAAAAAGAAAAAAGACTATTGGATTACGACTGGTTGGGAAGGCGAGGAAATTCTTGTGCCAGTAGAAGACGACAGTATCTTAGATGTAGATACAGATAAATATTTAGATAGTTATTCTGATGAGCAGATTGTATCTGAGTATGTAAAGAAAGGAAACTAAAATGAAAGTACAAGAACTATTAGAACTACAAAGTGTTATCACTAAGAGAGTAATACCTAGTGATATGAATAAAGATAAGGTATCAGACCATTACTCAACATCTAAAGGAGAGTATATAGATATATTAGATATGGATTTAATACATTTGATTAGGTCATATTCTAAATGTTTAGGTATAGGTAGAGTATCAGATGTGAAGTTAATAAAAGATAAGTTAAGAGAAAATTTAGATAGTATATTAACTGATACTTATTCTGCTAGAGAATTGCTTGACAAAACAGAATAAATATGTTATAATAGAGAGGTTATTACTATGAAAAAGATTACACCTACACATGATTTAAGTTGGTATATTAAATGGTGCAGTAGTTTTATATTGCTTGTTGGTATGGTATTAACAGCAGTAGAAATAACACCAATCAATTTATACTTTCACATGGTAGGTGTATTTGGTTGGTTAGTAGTAGGTTATTTATGGCATGATAGGGCAATAATATTTATTAATTCAGTTGCCTTTGCTATATTCTTAACCGGAATACTAATGAATATATGAGGAGCAATTATGGAAAAGCAAGTATCACTTATCATTAACGAGTTAAAACGAATAGCAAATGCATTAGAGTATATGAATAAAGTAAAAGTAGAGAAAAGTAAATTAGATTTAAAAGATTTATTTAGTCAAGGAGAGCTTGATTATTTATTATCAACGCATAAGAAGGAGACTAAATGAAAAAAGGATTTAAGGATTTCGATATTGATTTAAAGTATGGTCAGATTAAAGAACAAAAAGTAAAGGATATGTTTGAGAACTGTACCATTGAAGTTAAATCAGAGAGGAATTGGTGGAAGAAGACAGGAAACATAGCAGTAGAGTATGAGTATAGAGGGAAACCGAGTGGTATTTATGCAACAAAATCTGACTATTGGTTTCACAGATTAGAAGAAGGAGCAGAAGAATTTTGTACGCTTGTATTTAAAACATCTACCCTTAAAAAAATTGTAGATAAATATAAAGATAAGTTAACAAAGAATGTAGGAGATAACAAAGCAAGTAAATGTGTTATCATTCCTATAAAAGAAATCTTTAGCAAGGAATTTTATAGCGACAAGATGTCGCAGGTATAAAAAAAATAAAAAAAGTTGTTGACTTTATAAAAAACTATGGTATAATAGAGTGAAACAATAACAAACTATAACTAACTATGTTAAAAGATTTATTTATTATTATTTTAATTATCGTTATAATATTATTAATATAATAATATAAAAGGTTTCGGACATATGTTTTTGCAAGACATATGTTTCTACTGACTGAACAACAGTAAGCTAGTTGTAAGGTAGTGGTTTTAATCTTAATGTGCAAATGCATGAGGGATTAAAGTTATGTACTGAGTAGCGTTATCTCATAGGTGGATAGCTCGTGGAAGGTTGCAGGTAAATCCATAAGTCCTGCGTAGAAATCCGAATTGTATAGAGTAGTGACCGCTTACTTTCGAACTACTCTATACAATAATAATTAACTTGGTTGACTATTATGAAAAGTCTCGAAGGTTATGAGTATTGTCCTAAGTTTTTGGAAACAAAAATGACAAAGAGAATGAGTATCGAATGAGACATTACAGGATATGGGTCAATAATTAAGTTCCTGTCTCGGTGCGTATATCATCGTGAGTATAAAACACACCCAAGTTATACAGGTTTGAGTAGTACCTTTAATGTGCAATAAGCATAGTAAGAAACTACTCAAGTAAATTTAGAAACAAGAAAGCAGGAGATATATACGGACAAAGGCAGGGTGTCTTGCTCGTTTGACTAGCTTGTTTCTTCCCTGCCAAATTTAAGTGAGAGTCACCATGCTTTAAGGTACTACGATTGTGACTCTCATTTAAGTTTAAGTTAATTTAAACTTTCTTCTTGACTTGAAGCGAGAAGTATGCTATAATAATAGTTATTAAAAAAGGAGGGCAATATGCCTACAGTTGAAGGAAAAGCGTACTGGGCTAGTATCACTAGACCTAATACAACATTCGACCCTGTGTATCAAGTGGACTTAGCCATTGATGACGCTACTGCTGATGATTTCAAAAGCAGAGGGGTAACAGTTAAGACTGATGATAGAGGTAACATCATTAAGTTTAAACGCAAAGTGGCTCGTCAAGATGGGTCTCAAAATCCAACACCACGATTAGTGGACTCTGCCAAAAATCCAGTTGATGTACTGGTTGGTAATGGTTCACAAATTAAAGTTCTATACAAGGAATTTGAGTGGCAGTTTGCAGGTAAAAGTGGTAAGAGCTTAGACCTACAAGCAGTCCAAGTCTTAGACCTTGTGCCTTATGGCGAGGACTTTGATGTGGCAGAGGGCTTCGTCTCTGGGGAAGGTAAAGGCGAAGAATTTTAATTAACTAAGGGGGCGACATGGAAGACAAATCAAATTTTGTAGAGTGCCATGTGCCTTGTAATAGTTGTGGAAGTAGTGACGCAAGAAGTATAAACGATGATGGAAGTAGTTATTGTTTTTCTTGTCAGAGCTACTTCCCTTCTTCAGACAAGGACATACAATTTATAAAAGAAAGGGGCGACAATATGCAAGAAGCAAGACAGTTAAATGTAACCGACTTAGGTTATCACTCTGGAGTTTCATCGGCAATTAAAGACAGAGGAATTAACGAGGACACCTGTAAAAAGTATGGTGTTAAAGTTACTTATAATGGTAATGGTTTAATTCAAAAACATTTATATCCTTACTACGATGATAAGGGTACAATGATAGGAACAAAAACTAGATTTGTAAAGGACAAACAATTTTCTATTGTAGGTTCAACAACAAACGCTGGACTATTCGGACAACAATTATTTAATGGTGGTAAGTATGTGACCATAACTGAGGGAGAGGTTGACGCATTAAGTGTATATCAAATGCTCGGTTCAAAATATCCTGTAGTATCTATTAAGAATGGAGTAGCGTCTGCTCTTAAAGACATAAAGAAAAGTTATACTTGGCTTGATAAGTTTGATAACATTGTTATTAACTTTGATAATGATGAGGTTGGAAGAGACGCAAGTAAAAGAGTAGCAGAATTATTTAGCCCTTCAAAAGTTAAGATAGTTAAACTACCAGAAGAGTTTAAAGATGCTAATGATATTTGTAAGGCAAGAAAATATGAGGAGTATGTAAAGTGTTGGTGGAATGCACCTGTTCATGCACCGGATGGAATTATAAAAGGTACTACTTTACTTGATGAAGTATTAGAACCTGTTGTAAAATCAACAACATCATATGGTTGGCAAGGACTAGATGATTTAACTTATGGTATTCGTAGTGGAGAGTTAGTAACTATTACTGCCGGTACTGGACTAGGTAAGACATCAGTCATTAAAGAATTAGTCTATCATATCTATAAATCAACTGAACAAAACATAGGTATGATTATGCTAGAGGAGAGTCCTAAAATATCTGCATTAGATTTAATGGGTATTGAAGCAAATCTTCCACTTAGAAGACCAGACATATCTTTAAGTAAAGAAGATAAGATAGAATACTTTAATAAGACTGTAGGTTCTGGTCGTTTTTATTTCTATAATCATTTCGGTTCTAATTCTGTAGATAATATTGTGTCAAGAGTTAGATACATGGCGAAAGCTTTAGAGTGTAAGTTCATTGTACTTGACCATATAAGTATGGTTGTATCATCACAAGAGTTTGGTGATGAAAGAAAAAGTATTGATGAGATTATGACAAAGCTTCGTACACTAGTGCAAGAAACAGATTGTGCTTTGATTATTGTATCACATCTTAAAAGACCAGATGGAAAAGGACATGAAGAGGGGGCAGTCACATCTTTATCTCAACTAAGAGGTAGTGGTTCTATTGCTCAACTATCAGATATGGTACTTGGATTAGAAAGGGATGCTCAAAATGAGAATGAAGTTATGCGTAATACTACATCA